TCTACTGCTGTCATCTTATTCTGATTTAAAGGTTAAAAAGTCTGCTCATTCTATATCTCTCACAATCTTCTTTAATGCCTTGAAAGTAAATTGTTTGCTCATCTTCACTTACTACTTGGTATGTGTCATTAATTAAGTGTACTATCTTCATCTTATTCTGATTTAAAGGTTAAAAGTGCTCGTCTTTCCGAGCCGTCAGCGTTCTATATCTATTGAGAAGTTCCGCCTATACTCGTTTTTTTCTCGCTTCTCGGTAGCCATCGCTGAAGCCTTTGACGTAATGAAGCTCAATCTCCTTTTTAATGCGGCTCAAATAAAGCGTTGCATCCATCAATTCTTCGAGTAAATGGTTTATCCATTGTTCTAGCGTTAAGTCGTTTCGTGTTAGTGGGGTTCCGTATTTCTTTAGCCCCGTGTTTGAGCGTTCAACGTATTTCGCTAGTACGCTTTTTACTATTTGGTCTTCTACTTCTTGTTTCATAAAAAATTATATAAGGTGTTAAAATACTCGCGGCATAGTTCTACGCGCTCTTTGATTTCGTTTACTACTTGTTCGTCTTTTTCTACTTTAAAGACTTTAACTCGGCGTCCTAGCGGTATATGGTCGAACGAATGGCGCTTTAACACCTCGTCGCGTAGTTCTTGGCTTTCGTCCATAAGTCTAGCGTTCCAATGAGCGCGGCGTATTTCGTCTTCTATCATGTCCGCGGGTGTGTTGACTAGGCAGTAAACTAGTAGCGCTTCGGTCTTACCCGTCAATTCAAGGTAGCCTTGCAACTGGTAGTAGTAGTCCTTTGTAGGTATTTCCGTAGCAAAAAACGGGAATGTAGTAGCGTCCCAAGAACTTTTTACGTCTAAAAGTATGTCGTTCGTGTTTACGTCGGGCGTTCCCGTCAAGAACTCGTTTTCAAAGTGTTCGTGGTTCTTATATAAAAAACCTAATTCTAGCGCGTTAGAGGCCATATCTATGGCTTCGTTTTCTACTAGGTTACCTTTGTCGGTGTAACGGCTTGAAAACGTCTTAATGATGCCGTATTTCGCACGTAGCACTTCCTCTTCTATGTACGTCTTTGCAGTTTGAGATAATAACTCCCCCTTGGTGCGGGGGTTAGTCATTATTTTGCCTATGGCAGAACATCGAATTTTAAAAGCTTTCATAGGGCGTTCAATATGTCGGTTTGACCATCGGTTAATTCGAAACTAGCCTCTAGCTTTTCTCGGGTATAGTCGCCTTTTTGTATGGCTACTACTGCGGCTTGGAAACGTTTAGCATCTATTTGCTTTTTCTTTGGTTCGTTTTTTACTTGTTCGCCGCTTGCGTCCGTGTCTTTGTCGGTTACAAGGCCGAGGCTACTAGCTAAAGCGTAACGACGGAAATACGTAACGCCAGAACCGAAACTTTGATAGTCGTTCATACCCTTAAGGCTTACGCTAGGAATAGCTACCATGCTTTCCATATTCTCGCCCGTTTCTACGTGGAAAATAATAGTACAAATGTAGTTTTCCCCCTCTTTGGTGTGTAGGTTTTGGGTAAAGCCTAGACCGTGTTTTGCTAGTAACGGGTTAATTACTTCAAAGATTTTAGGCAGGTCAGCATAAGAGTAGCCGTAGCCTTGTGTTGCCTTGTGGATTACAGGCACTTCTTGTTGGAATGAAGCCAACGATTTTAATAAATTCTTCATAGCGTGTGTTTTTAATTATATACAAATATAGGAATTATTTTTAATTGTTGATACTTTTATCTAAAAAATCTTTAGTTGGAAGTAAAATTCCTTTGCTGGTATTGGAATCTCCGCCTAAAACATCTTTAGAAGTGCCTATATATTTTCTGCACATCTGCTTTAAAGTGTCCGTTTTTATCAAAATACAATGGTCATCGCTCAACCAGTAGCACCAATATTCTGCTTGTGTTGTGCTTATGCCACTACTGTGACCTCTGCTTTCATACTCAACAAATATGTTGCCTGTGTCTAAGCATTTAAAATCTCGTTTAACTTCTATTCTTTTACCGAGTACCTCAAATAATTGAGTCTCAAATTCCTTACCGATTTCTAAATCGTATCTAAAGTCGCTATTGTGTTCCATCTTTTATCTTTTGTTTATAGGTTTTAATTAATTGTTGCAGCTCTTCTTTTGTAAATTTTCGTGTTTCGTTAGCACGCTGGCTTAAAGCGTCTAATTTAGCCTCTCCAATTCGTTTTAAGAGACCTTCTCTGTAGTTCAAAAGATTACCACTTAGAAAAGTATTGCAATGCTCACATTGGAGATGGCAGTTATCCTCATCAAATCGAACATTAGCGTGTCCGCCTTGACTGTAGAAGTGGCCGCAATTTTCTTTTTTAGGTTTTTTACCGCAGCTAATGCAGTTTAGTCCTTTGTCTCTCATCCTGATGTACTGATTAAATACCTTTTGAGCTTCTTTAAGCCAATCAGAGTTCGTCTTTATGTCGTTCTTCATTCGTGTTTTAGTCTGCTTCCACATCTTCTCTTTTGTCTCTGCTACAAAGGCTTTTATACATTCGTCTTTTAAACAAAATTTTTGGTTGAAGCGGATAGGCTCAAACTTCTCCTTGCAGTTCTTACATCTCATCGAAAATAGTTTTTTGTATTCCAATTTGCACATCACTCCATTGCTCTGCCATTGCTCTTGCTATGCCTTGGAATGTTTTACTCCTTAATGTTCGTCTTTCAGCAGGTGTCTTTGCTTTGCTCAATGCTTGGTAATACCAGAGAGGTTGTCTTTTTTTCTTTCCTGTTTTCTTATCAGTAAACTCATACATTTCGCCTTTACCTACAATTTTGGTAGGTCTAAGCATTGGTAAATTTTTCAACCATAGGCAAGTTGATTTTTCTGCTTCATCACCAAATTGCCAAGGGTGTACTATTTGGTCGGGTTCTCTTATATATGAACTGATTACCGATATTGGATTTTCAATGGCTATTCTTGCAATGGGTGCATCCATTAATTGATGAACAAACTCAAGACCATCCATTTGATTTTTATATCTATCCTGATTTCGAGTACCATCTTTATTGTACATCCAACTTGCTCCACTTACTGCCAAATACGTGCAAGGAGGGTGTGCAATCATCAAATCCCAACCCATACTGATTATCTCAAACACGTCTTGTTGATAATGCCATTCGGGATGACCTCCTGAGCAAGGAAGTATATCACAACTGTATGCCTCGTGTCCTAACCTCCTAAATTCTTTTGTTACCGCTTGACTTTCTTCGCAAGCTATTAGAACTCTCATAAAGTAATGCTTTCATCTATCCATTGGCGAAAGGCTCTCTGCAAGTCTACCTGCTCTTTCCATACTTGCTCTGCGTGTTCTTCGTCTATTCTCAGAACGCTATGGTCTGCCTTTTCTATCTCAGCTACTAACATATTGGCTTTGTTTTTTAGTCCTTGACGGAACACGGATTGGTCATTAAGGTCTTCGATAAAGTCTGCTAATACTGGTAGGAACGCTGCTAAGGCTACTAATTTTTTTTCTCTTTTCATAATTGTTCGTGTATATTGTTAAATTTAATTTGGTTTTCAAGTTCGTGTTTTTGACGTGTCAGCTCAATGTTTCTATTAGCGAGAATTGTATTTTCTCGACTTATTGATACTGAATGCTCATACAGGTTAGTCAAGAACGCTATGGCTTCTAATAACTCCTCTTCTGATTGTTCTGCTCCTTTAATATATTCGATAGCCTCAGGTCTTGTTTTTAAAATGTTCTCTCTTGCGTTTTGAATTCGTCTTTTGATAGCCCACAAGTTGACTCCTATTTTAATTTTTTGTAGTCCGATGTCCATTAGATTGAAGTTTGTTTGTTAGTTGGAGTTCTATTTGCATAAACACGATTGCCTCTATAATCAAGCATATAGTACTGGTATTTATCAACATCCAAAAATAGCTTATATATTCCGTTTTTTGATACTCCCTTTGGTTTGCTTTTGGCAACCTTTAAATGTACTTCGTTTTTCTCTGCTCCGCTTCCATCTTCATTAGGTAACCCGTAAGGAGGTCTCCACGGGATTAATACGCTTAGACCTTTTCTAAACCATACCTGCCCGCCTGCAAAATCTCTTGCCGTTGGAATTGGAAAGTATCTTAGCTCAGTTCCTGCTATTGACATTGCCGTTACCATTGGTTGGTCTCTGACGTGATTAATAATACAATTGTGTCTATTCGTCTTTCGTGCGTTTTTTCTTGCTTGTCCTAATATCCTGCTCAAATACTTGTCCTCTCTTCCTAAGTCAGAAGATATAAACTCCTCAGTAAGCTCATTCCACGGGTCAATTGTAGTTGTATGAATAGTGATTTGCTCCTTGCGTTCAATCTCATCAACCAAATCATAAAATTTTGTTATGGTTAAATCCTCATCAATCGGGTCTATAACTATAAAATGTTGGTTTACGAACATCTCAGCACTTACTTGCTCTCCGTTTGTCATTGAGTTCTGACCTTGTACATATGGCTTACCTATAAACTTGTAGCATAGCTCTGAAAATATCTCAGCAGAGTTGCCAGTCTCAGGCGAAAATATGACGTGATTCCATCCGTGTAAACACGAAAGATTTATAAGTATCTCAAACCATAGCTCCGTCTTTCCCGATGCAGGTGCAGCTCCTATGTAAGTTGTAGTTCCTTCTTTAATTGTAATCGGAAGCATATCCCAATCCCAACCAATTGATTTACCTCTGACATCTTTTTCGTGTCTTATGCTAAACATCTCTGCGTTTAAGTCCGTTAATTTCTTGTACATATTTTATCCCTCCCAAATTTGTGATGGTAAATTATAAGATACCTCGTTGATGTAAGGAAGTGTATTTAATAGCGTTGACTTCCAATTTGAAATAGGCTGCAATTTACCATTTCTATTTATACTCCAGTCACTCTCTTTCCAACTTTCGTATTTTAGTCGTAAATCTTGCTGATTGATTTTAGGTTTCTTTTCTAAAGCATAAGCTAAAAACTCAGAAAATTCAGGTATAGTATTCTTATTTTCTTTCTTATCATTCTTGTTTGGTGTCGTTTGCGTTTCACTTGCGTTTCGTTTGTGTTTCACTTGCGTTTCATCTGCGTTTCGCTCACCTTGATAAGTATCATATTTACAAATAGTTAGCCGTGTCGTTATGTGTTCCGATTTTAGTTCAATCATTGAATCACTTTCAAGCAACTTTAAAAACCGTCTTACCTTACTTTTATCGCAATTCCAACGCTTTGCTAAAGTATCTAAACTGCACAATGTCTCACCACGTTTGCAAGTCAATACAGTACCTTTGATATTAACCTTTTGCTCTGAATGATTAACTAAAGTTAGCAAGTCAATCCAATTCCTAAACTTCCACTCATCTTTAAAAATCCAATGAGAAGTTATTTCTCTATCAATTTTAATCCATCCGCTCATTTTAAATATTTAAGCAATAAAAAACCCCCAAACTTCATTGCGGCTGGACGTGCAAATCGGTTTGAGGGTAAATAATTCCTTTTGAGTTTATGGTGTCCAGCCAACTCCTCTGCAAGTATAACGATAATTATCTAAATAGGTTGCTCGTGTTGAAAACTTTTTTGATGGTCATATCTTCCCTCGTTATTCCAGCGTCGGATTCTACGTAGCTTCTCTAAGTTTGTAGCTTTGTTTATGTCCTCAAAGATATTCCGTCTTTGTCTCGTAAACGTCAAAGGCTTTGCCATTAGTTGTGCGCAACTTTCAGTCATCTTCTGATACAATCTATCGGTCTTCAGCTCTTCGTGTTTGCGTATCGAGTGCAACACGGTTGAATGGTCTCGGTTGAATAGCTTTCCTACTTCTCCTAAAGTTAGCTCCTGAGAGCGGTATAAAGCGTAACAAAGGTAATGTCTTCTAAACACGTAGAACTGCTCTCTGCTGCGTCCGTTTAAGCCTTCTGACTCAATGTATTCTTTTACTTGTTCAATGTTCATAGCGGTGTTACTTTAAATTTTCCGTCATTGTATCTTCCTGATTCGAGTAAGTCCATCTTCTTCCAATAGGCTAAACTCTTTGAAGTGAATATCCACTCTTGAACTACTGCCAGTCCTACTTGGTATGTTAGTTTAAATCTCATAGCTCGTTTATTTTAATTTCACAAATTCGTTTATATAAATCAAAGTCAAAGTTATCCCAGTATCGGTCTAATTGGTAGTCTCTAAACAAACCAAGTGTCCTCTTCGTGTGGGTTAAAGTGGTAGCATTGGTATGCAAACTCGTGGAAATGGTCGGATGCTCCGTGAGTAAGTTCTGCGATAACATCTTCTGCTTCTGAGATTGTAAGTTCTTTGCTCCATTCTGCGGTTTCAACTGTCCAGCTTTCATTGTCGTTAATTGGGTTATAATGATACATTAAATCTATTGTGGCGATGTGTTCGTCATCCCATCGGTTGTAAACATCTACTGTTAAGATGT